ATTTGGGTGGTAGAACTCGGTCAGTGGATAGTCACTTACGTCACCAGCTGCAGCTGCACGTAACATTGTCCTTAATCCCGAACTCCATACAGATCGCAACTGTAACTAAGTTCTCAGCCGTGTTGGTTTAGCCGCAAGGCAAACAGAAAGGGTCTGTTGATTCACAGTGCGAGTCGAGAAATCAACCGGTTGCTGGAACCGTTCGCACACCAGCACCAAGACGCATGAGGATTGAAGCAAAGGCCCGTAGATTTATATTCTGCGAATGCTGGTCAGGTAAACAAGCTGGGATGCCTGCTTGCTGATTACAGTCCTCAGCCGTGTTGGGAAAGCAGATGCTGTGAAGGCCGAACCGAGTGTGAATGCACGGCGCTTAACTTCGCAGATGCAGCGAGTACCAACATTTCACAAGGGAGGAGCCATGCAGTACGATAGAGAATTGATAGAAGACCTGCGCGAGATAGCCATTCTGTACCACGCTAGCAGTCTGTTATCGTACAAACTACAGGAAGTCCTAGACCGCCACATTCCTCACCTTGGCGAAACATGTATGGAAAGAGGCTGTGTGGATTACACGCTTGCATAAAACTGGAACATGTCCTAATATTCTCTCCGTCACTGTATCGGCAGAGACAACAACCTAAGCCCATAAGCTTTGGTTCTCACCCCTTAAATGGGGACGTGCCGATACACGGAGAGCCAAGCCTTATGGGTTTTTCTTTTGGTTCTTCGACGACACTTCTCAGGAGCCAAACCATGCTGTCTCAAAAGCTTTTCCTGCCAATGTCTAACAAGACATACGCCGTGACGCTTAAGGAGCAACAAGATCTGGCTCGTAGATTTGGGCTATCAGTTGATCAAGTTCGTTCTGAAATAGACCGTCTCAAAAATTTGATGGAAGCGGGAACAGTGCCTCCACAAAATACGGCTAACAAGACAAAGAAAATAATCAATGCCCACTTCGAAAGCAGTAATGCTACTGAGCGTCAGGGCGCGTAAGCTAATGGCCTGCATGGGCTGAACCCGAATACACTGGTAGAGGTCTAACCCGCCTGCTAACCACGTAGCCTGTCAGTGAGGGACTACACAAGAGGGAAGGGCCAGTGGTGAGACATACCTTCCATCGAGATAATCGCTGCCTTACGGGTTTGCTAGTATCCAGCAGTTAGGATATGGGCATGGTGTGATAGTTCCCTAATCGCATGCTGCGCACTTAGGGGTGGGCTATCACCCATGGGGAACCTAGACACGGAGGATGCAATAGATGTGAGCTGACAGGAACTAACTGTTGACACGTATAAGATTACAGATTATTGTTCACCCTAGATATAGGAGAGTGGAATGGGAAAACATACAGCGGAAAAATGGGTGTTCAATGACAACACCCCATGGAATTGGAAGAACAATCCTTATTCTGTTACATGCAGAAAACCTGGCATACATGCCGCCACCATTGCAGCGATTCGTAATTGCAGGTCTATTCCCGATACAGAGAAACGAGCTAACGCTCTGTTGATTGCTGCCGCCCCTGATTTGTTGGAAGTTGTTGAGTCTTGTATCAAATGGTATGCCAACCGCAACCCAGAAAATGATGAGTTGTGGCCTTACGATAATCAACCGCCAGAAATACAGCGGGCGATGGATGTAATTGCTAAAACAAAAGGAGAGTGACATGAAAGAAGGAGAGTGGATTAAAGATCATCTGCGGGAATTTGCAGATCGTTTGGAGCAGTCGGTAGTAGAGCGGGAGAGAGAAAGAGCGGCAATCATTTGCCACTATTACAGAGATTGGCAGGATAACCCTGCTGAGAAGATAGCGGAAGCGATACTTAATCGGGGGTAGCCATGTACTACGTCAAACGATTCTTGGATTACATCTTTGATTTGATAGGCTATAAGCGGGAGCTGCCACAGCCGGAGCAAATAGTCCAGCCGTTGGTAAAGAGGCGCAAGAAAAGAACGCCTTTTTATACCTACGGAGACGGGGAGAAAAGTAGCTTTCCAGCCACGTTGTCTGATCTGTTGGACAGCCTTAAAAAAATGTTCAACATCATTCAACTGCCGACAGCCATGTCGTGGATACCAGCGGATGAGCGCGTGGCATTTGTCAGGCTAGGGATATACGTTCCCCACCCATGGGAAATGAGATGGGTAAAGTACGGAAATCCAGTATGCGTAGATAACACAAAAATAATGCCAGCCATGATGGCAGTAGCGTTTCCGCATGAGGATTCAAAAGATAATGTTTCACCACATATTTTGTTTTGCTTCAAATTAAGCAAGCTACCGTTTGGTGTGCAGCCGCTTCTAGGCATTCCTTACAAAGTTGGAGCTGTGTACAAGTTAGATGGCAAGTTGCTCTGGATTACCATGCACATAGTCATTAATCCTGAAACTGGTGAGATCACTACTTGCATGGAAGCCAAGCAAACAATTGTTGATGTTAATGACAAGCACAGAACTAGATACAACAAAAAGTGGAACGGTGAACCAACATTGGTAGGTGGTCATAATCCTGATAAATTCACTAAAGATCAGTATCTACACACCTATAAGGTGACATTCAAAAGTGTGTTTGATTGGTGGGTAGGACGGCGCACGGAGAGCTGGAATGTTGCAGTCAAGAAGAACAAACGCAAATTAACTTTTAGTATTGGTCGAGCAGAAACCAAACGATACTTTGCCGACAGAGATAAGACAGTAAACAAGAAAAAGATTATTCATTACGTCAAAGAACACCAGCGTTTAGTAAGAGGTAAGTCAATAACCATTAAAGAACATCTGCGCGGGTTGGATACATTCTCATGGAACGGATACGACTGCAAAGTAACAGCACCAAAGTTTTCAGACATTTCATCTGTTGTGTTTCAAATACCAGGTATCGATATAGAAAATACTGAAATTAAAAAGGGTGAGTACGTTGGTGCTAAACGATTGGCAGAGATACTATCCGACAACGAAGAGAGGAGATTTAAGTGATCCAGTTCAACAGATACAAACTACCCGACGAGACGCATGATTTTCACGGCGCGTTCGTCAACCTAGTAAACACTCTGGCTGCTGAGATTAACGGCGACTGCGACCGTTCTATCGGCTTGCTTATGGCATTGGCGGAAAGATTTCCACTTAACGACCGGATACCTGCGGTGGCAGCCAGGATGTTCTACTGGGGAAAGGTCAGTTGGAACTTGATAGAGAGGATGATGCCAGCCAAGCTGCCTACAAACTTTTTCTACAAGCAGGAGCTGGTGGGCTGTCTTGGGTTTGAGCAATCAGCCCGCAAGTGGCGTATCACAGAGGATCAGTGGATGCTTTATCAAGGGTTTGCAGATGACTTTCCGCTTGATGTCCGTGCTACTGAATATGTGTCATACCGCCCGCGCAACAGTGGATTTTTTAGCGTGATTGAGAATGTAATAGCTGCGCATATTGTTGCTGACATGGAAGGTAAGCGGTTGCAGATAGATTTAACAGGCAACTGGTGGGCTTACGATGAGCAGTTTGAAGATATCTTCGGCGATACGTTTGAGTTTACTAAGGATGGGTCGCTACCCCAGATCAGCTTTGATGGTATGCGTCATCAGTGGATTCATGCTAACGACAAACTTGCGTCAGCGCTTGCGTACTTGAAGCAGCATTACTACACAATGATTGTGGATGACATATCCAAGATAGCGCAACCGATAACCAACATGGATAGTTCTGGTGTGATGTTCGTGCGTGGCGGTGACAAGCTACAGACAGAGACTATCCTGCCTCCTATGGGTTTCCTGCTGCGTGATTTGAAATGGATGGCGCGCAGGTGTGACGAGCGGTACGTTCTGTCGGATGACAAGCATGTAGGCGAAGCTGTGTCTGCGCTTGATGCGTATGCGGTGGACAAGAGCAACAAGGTAGAGGGTGGTTATCACCATCACTTTGGACGCAAGTTTAGTTGCATGAACATACTCAGCAACTTCATGACCATGGTTGAAGCAAAAGAAAACATGAGCTGCCCATCTGCTAATCTGGTAAATGCTGCGCAGTGGAGCCGGAACGACAAAGAGAACTACAGCTTATCCAATCCGGTCTATAGATACCTATTGATATGAGGTGAGCCATGCAGACATTTGAATACTTAACTCTATTGGGTGGAATCATGATTGGGATGGGCGTGTTGTTGTTAATAGTTGCAGCGGTCGTTGCATATTTACTTGGGGAAATAGAATGAATATTGGCTTAGATAAAATCAGAATAGACGGCGGGACGCAGAGTCGGGTAAAGATTGACGAGAACGTGGTAGCGCAGTACGCAGATGAGATGCTGAACGGGGACTTATTCCCGCCAGTCGTTTTGTTTCATGATGGCGTGGACTACTGGCTAGCAGATGGTTTCCACCGTTACTTTGCAAACAAGCGCATCAACTCCCCTGGCATCAGCGCAGATGTTAAAGAAGGCAGCGTCAGAGATGCGATCTTGCACGGTATAGAGGCCAACAATAAGCATGGCCTACGTCCTACCAATGAGGACAAGCGCAAGGGCGTTATAACGATGCTGAAGGACATAGAGTGGCAGGACTTGAGCAATCGTGAGATAGGCAGAATCTGCGGCGTATCCCATACCCTTGTCAATGCTATAAGAAAAGAACTGGAAGAAGGCAAGCCAAGTGGAAAAGTTTCCACTCCCAAGCCACCAAGTGGAAAAGTTTCCACCCCTGACCCAGCCGTAGAGTTTAACGAAGCAGAGATTGAGCGCGAGACATTACGTGCAGCGGCAGATTCTTTACAAAAAGAGAATCAAGATTTGCAGGATCAACTAACAGTTGCGATGGCTGCAAGCACAGATGATATTGAGAAAGAAAAAGCACAGTCAATCATTGCAGATTTGCGCGCACAGATCAGACTGTTAGAGATAGAATTAAAAGCTGTCACCACTTCGCGTGACCAATTCCAACGAGAGAACGCACAGCTAATGAAACAGGTAGCTATGCAACAAAAGAAACTTAGCAAGCTCGAAGGTAAATAATAAAACCCAAGCCAGCGGGTTAGTGCTGGCAGCGAGAGGGACACATGGCATTAAACCTACGCTCTTATCAAGAGCAAACGCTAGCTGCTTTGCGTGAAGGATTTGCAAAGGGCAAAAAGGCGCAAATACTGTACGCCCCCACGGGTGCGGGCAAAACAGAGATGGCTATCGCTCTGATGGCTGCCACCAAAACCAAAGGCAACAAAGCGGCGATGTTATTAGACCGCGTAGTTCTTTGCGACCAGACTAGCAAACGATTAGAGAAGTACGACATAGATCATGGTGTCATGCAGGCGGGGCATTGGCGTTACCGTCCTTTTGAAAACATTCAAGTCTGTTCAGCTCAAACACTTGAGCGGCGCGGTTCATTCCCAGGACTAAATTTGTTAATCGTTGATGAAGCACATGCAACGAGAGAACAAACCATCGAGTTCATTAAAAACAATCCTGATGTAAAGGTAATAGGTCTGACCGCTACGCCATTTACAAAAGGACTGGGCAAGGTCTATGACAATGTAGTCAGCACCGTTACCACCAAGCAACTGGTACAGGACAAAGTATTAGTTCCGCTCAGAGTATTCATAGCCAAAGAAATAGATATGACTGGCGCGAAGAAGGTGGCGGGGGAGTGGAGTCAAGCAGAGACAAGCACTCGCGGCATGGTCATCACCGGCGATGTGGTGGCAGAGTGGATAAAGAAAACGCACGAGATATTTGGTGAGCCAAGAAAGACAATCGTGTTTGCTTCTGGTGTGGAGCATGGCATTGACTTGGCGCGCAAGTTCCAAGTGCAAGGGTATAACTTCATTTGCATCAGCTACAAAGATGATGATGAATGGAAGAAGCAGGTTATCGAGGACTTTAGCAAGCCTGACACAGAGATAATAGGTCTGATCGCAACGGACATATTAACGAAAGGGTTTGATGTATCTGATGTGATGATTGGAGTATCTGCTAGGCCGTTTAGTAAATCCTTGTCATCGCACATTCAGCAGATGGGCAGGGTCATGCGCGGGCATGATGATAAAGAGTTCGCAGTCTGGCTAGATCATTCAGGTAACTATCTCAGGTTCAGGGAAGATTGGGATCAGGTATTTGAGGAAGGTGTAGATACTCTTGACGAAGGAAAAGAGAAACCTAAGAAAGAACCAAGCGAGAAAGTAAAAGAAGAAAGCAAGTGTCCTCAATGTTATGCGCTCTGGCCTAGTGGGTCGGATACCTGCTACAACTGCGGTCATGTTAAAGAGAAGAAAAACAAAGTGTTCTCGCTCGATGGAGAGATGATAGAGCTGACAGGCACAGCATCAAGAGACAGCAAGCAAGAGTTCTGGAACCAAATGATCTGGTATATGCGTACACAGGGATGGTCTAAAGGTAGGGCAGCCAACACATACAAAGATAAGTTTGGCGTCTGGCCTCGTGGTTTGCGGGATGATACGCCCGCGCTACCGTCTGATGATACGAGAAAGTTCATAGATAAAAAGTTAAAGCAGTTCTTGCGTTCTGTGGGGAGAAGATAGTGGACTTTATAGAATTCGCCCGCTCGCATGGCATCCTGATTAACGATCTGCCGCCGCTCGGTGTGTGGAAACGGTTTCCAACAGAGGATCACCCGCGTTCACGCAATGGCGCGGTGAAGTTCATGGGGGACGTTGGGTTTGTTCAGAACCATGCGACAGCTACTGTCGTATCTATATGGAAGCCTGACTCTCCCATTACAACGAAAGTTAAATCAACCTACCTCGCATCCATCCGTAGTGCCGAGGATGAACAGAAGAAACGCCAGCATACAGCCATGCAAAGGGCGGTAGGAATGCTTAACGCTAGTGGCAACAGTACACACCCATACCTTGAAGCTAAAGGATTTCCAGATGAGCAGGGAAATGTACTCTGGCAGGACGGTAAACCTGTGCTTCTGATCCCGATGCGGGTGGGTGGTAACTTGGTGGGGTTGCAGCAGATAGATCAGGACGGTGGAAAGAAGTTCTTGTACGGTCAGCGCACCAGTAATGCTGTGTTCACGTTCGATAACAAGGGCATAAATGTACTGTGCGAGGGGTATGCAACTGCATTGTCTGTGCGTCTGGCATTTAAGCAGATGAAGCAGCGATACACCCTGCACGTTTGTTTCAGCGCAGGGAATATGGCGAAGGTGGCAGCAGGGCTTGAGCCTGGGCTTCTGATCGCAGATAACGATGCAAGCGGGACTGGTCAGCGCGTGGCGGAAGAAAGCGGTTGGAAATACTGGCTTAGTCCAGTTGTTAATCAAGACTTTAACGATTATCATAGGGAGCATGGACTCTTTAAAGCAACTCAATCTCTCACTCAAACTTTGCTACAAATGCAAAGAGAAAAAACCTTTTGATTTTTTCGGCGCAGATAAAAGCAGGGGTGATGGCAAAAACCCAGTTTGTAAAGTTTGTTTAAAAAAATATTTGGCAACATGGAAAGAAAATAATAAAGATAAAAGAAAAGCAACTGTTGATAAATACAGAGCAAACAACCGCGACAAATGCAATGAAGCAGTAAAAAAATCAAACCAAAAACATCCAGAAACCCAGCGCAACTGGGTTAATAAAAACAGGGAAAAAGTACAGCGAATTAAACGCGATTGGGCTGCTCGTCACTCTCAACAAAACAAAGAAATAAAAGCAAACAACAAAGCCAAAAGACGCGGAGCTTACGGTAATTTCACAAAACAACAAATTTATGATTTGCTTGTGAAACAAAAACACAAATGTGCTTGTTGCAAAATTAGTATTTCAAATGAATATCACCGCGATCACATAATTCCTATTGCTCTCAATGGCAACAATGAAATTTACAACATCCAATTGCTTTGCAAACAATGCAACCTAAGTAAAGGTGCAAAACATCCAATAGATTTCATGCAAACAAAAGGATTTTTGCTATAAGCCTGACTCGGTCAATGCTCGGTCGTAGTACGGAAAGCAGCGCCCATCGTTAGCGCACCGTCTGTGTAGGGTTGAATGGCAGAGAGTGATTGCATAATCTCTATTCCAAGTGAGAGACAGCGATCACCCTCTCCAGACCAGTCGGATACAACGCGCACGTTTCCGTCTGCATCTTCTAATAGGTGAATTGAAAACGTGGCGGGGTGGTTATTCATACTATCTTTCATCAATAAACCGTTGGAACCTGATTACATTAGCATTTTTCTGGCAACTATTGATTAGTTTAATAATACCTTTTGGGGTTAGTGGCTGCCCTCTTGACCCTTTAATCCATGTAAATTTTTGTCTGTGTGCGTTTACGGTATCGTCATAAACTGTATATGTGACGCTATATGCAAATTGTTTTCTCATCGTCTGATCTCCTATTGTTCGGGGTGTGGTAAATGAAATACTTGGCGCGATAAAGCCAGTAATTTTTCTGCTTGGTCAACGTGCAAACCGTTATGTTCGGCGTATTTTTCAACCGTTAAATAATTGTTAATGTAATCAAGGTATGTTTTTACAAGTTCATCTCGCATCGTCTGATCTCCTAGTAATTTGCGGTTGTATTCACAATCTGCTAAACCATGCTGTTGCATTTCTTGTAATAAACTCATCGTCTGATCTCTTAGTGTTTTAAGTACGCTACATTTTTAATTTCTGGATCCCAGCAGTCGCGGCAGTCAACGCACTTACCATCCTGGTCGGGCGCCGAACATGTGTAATTAGTGGTCGTAACTACGGTGCTGGTGTTGCCAGCATAGTCGGGCGCGTTTCCGTCAATCATTGCGGCGGATAATCTGACTACCAGGTTTTTCGGGAAGCTTCCAAAATTCGTCTGATACTGTAGGACTAACTTTTTTTCCCGGGTCGGCAGCCAAAAGCGGAACTCTGGCAATTGCTCTGCGATATAAACAATGTCTAGCAGCATTTGGAAGGACTGAATATCTCCACTATCAAACCAGCGGAAGTGCGGTTCGTCTAATCTGCTGATTAATTTAATCATTGCATCCCGCCAGGAAATAGAACTTAAACCAGCGGCGCGGCGGTCGTGTCCGATTTTTACGCTCGGATAATTGTAGTTATCTCGCATTGCATAACATTCGGAACATATGGAACCGGGAATAGCGGCAAGCTTCGCGCCTATATTGCATAACTTCGCGCTAATGCCGTAAGCCTTGCCTGGTAACTTTGAAGGGTTTCCAAGAGTTCCTGCTATAGACTCGGCAAGCTTAACTGTCCAGCGGCTTTCTGGAACTGCGAATAATATGGTTTGCATCATACCGTCTGATCTCCTATAAAAGTATTATCTGGTCGGCTTCTTATGTGTTGCATGGTAAAGCCTGACCAGGTCAAGTCGCAAGTGTTTTTTATTCTGCGCGCAAAATTACCAGGCGTCCGGTGTCCATCATTGCGGCGGCGGTGGGTATCGCGGCGCGAAGTGCGGTTTCTAGTGCTGGTCGGAAGCTTTCATAACTGCGAATTTTGCTGCGTTTTTCTCGTGCGGTACGATCTCGGCAGGTGAAAGCGCGTCCAGCCTGGTTCATTGCGTCCTGGAAGGTGGAATAGTCGCAATCTTCCTCTAAGTAGACAAAATCGGCGCGCTGGTAACTGTAGCGGCTAATCTTGTGTTCAATGTTCAGTTCGTGCAAAAGCTTGCGCGGAACTTTCAACCATCCATGCCCGGGGTCTTGTATAAAGTCGAGTTTCATTGCGTGATCTCCTGGTTAATTAAGGTCTAAAGCGGTTTGCTGCGGCGTGAGCGCGTGATTTGTAAAGTAAAGTCGGCAGGTATAGCAGTCGGCGTGTAATCCGCTCACCTCGTCAACGGCAAAATGAGTTTCATCACCTTTAAAAGTTAAGGCTGCATCCGGCAGCTTCCAATAGTCGCGCATAAATGCGTCAAGGTCGGCGGCTTCGTTGTCGTCAAGTCCTGAATAATCATTATTAAAAAGCGCGGGTAAGTAGTGCGCGGCGAGGGTCAACTCGTAATAATCGTTTAAGCGTGGCATTGTTTACACTCCTGCTAAGTGCGCGAAGGTGCGCGGGGTTGATTGTTCGATCTGGATTTGATACCCAAGAGCGCGGATAGTGTCGAGCGCGTGATGCGTGAGCGTTTTAGTTCCTGCCAGCTTTGCCAGTAGTCGGCTATGGTCGCATGCTGGGTATGCGGTTTGAATGCCGTAATTTTTTTCAATGCGGATAGTAATTATCATTTTATTAACCTTTTAAAGTGTCACGCGGTCGGCGAGTGAATCGGATATCAAGCCTGCGCGGTGCAAGTAGTCCACAAAATCCACAAAGGCGGTGCGAATATCGGCGGGTTGATCGTTTTGTTTGCGGCGTTTTGCGCTAGGGTTCTCAGCATAAAAGGCGGCGCGTATTTGTTTTTGTGTTGTGTACATAGTCAGGCTCCAATTAATAAATGCAAATGCCGCGTGAATAGTAGGCGGCGGCGTCTTTGTCTTTTGGTACGTCTTGATCGCGCAGAATATAGAGTGCGGCTCCGCGCGGGTCGGTTTGTAGGTAATAATCAACTCTAATTGGTTGGCGGCTATTTCGTGCGCTAATAATTTCAATCAAGCGTTTAGTTGCGCCGGTTTCCAGATCGCGGAAGGGTGACAGCTTGCCGGTGTTGGCATTGCGCCAGTAAGTTTTTCTTGTTTCCTCGTCACGCTCTACGCTGCCAATGTCAGTACCGCATTCGAGTTCGTACCAGCGGCGCAAGGCTAGGCTGATGCGGCGCAACTTGATTGCTTCATCGGCGGTAAAACCGAGGTTTACAAGGGTGTTTTCTTGCGCTGTAATGCGCAGTTTTTCTTGTTTGGTCATGGTGTAATCTCCTTAGATAGATAAAAGCAAAAACAAAAAAAGCCAGAAAATAAAAAAGCCAGCAAGTCCAGCAAGTATTTCATTCATCATTGGTTCACTCTCCTAAAAGTGGGCGATTATCGAGTGATAATCCGCTAGCCAACTCGTGAGAATCGGCTAACAGGTAGCACTCAAGCGGTGGCGGTGTTAAGTTCTGCTAGGGCGATTTCATCCCAATTTGCCAGCACTCCAAGCGAATCGGCTTCAACGTCGTATGCCCAGGTCGTCGCGGCTTCGTCGTCGTCGTTAAAAACCGCGCAGGCTTCATAATATCCGCCGAAATCGTGCGCGAATCGTTTAACGGTTACATATCCATTTTCTGGCTCTGGATAATAACGGGCGATTTGCTGGGCGAAAATAGCGGCTTCGCGGCGTTGCGCTATGGCATAACTTCCGGTCGGCTCGTTTTGGGTGCAATCTTCATTACAAGGTACGGTTCCAATGGTTAGATAATCTCTCATGCTGTGATCTCCTTAGATAATAAAAGCGGGGTGATTGGTTACGCCAAAAATCGGCGCGTATTCCATTAAAGCGGCGCGGCTTTTTTTAGTCATTGCGGCGCGAATCAGGCTAGATAACGCTTGTGCTATGTTCTGCTCGTATCCGCCTAGTTTGTGCATTACGCAAAGATTCTGTATCTCTCGCAGTTCTGATTTATTCATTAGTCACTCTCCTGAGTTAATGCACTATCGGGTGAAGTGCATGGGGCATAGATTAGCACTTCAATGCACTATGTCAAGTGGTGCAATATATTTTATTTGATGATATATTTCAATCAATAGCTAGGTTTTAATAGGTTTTGACTATTCCGGTGGTGTTCCTGTATATTCGGGACAATTCGGCGCGGCGCGCGCGATAGATAATCGGTGCAATATGAAAACAATCAGCAGGAAACAAGCTAGGGAAGCTATACAGTCCAAAGGGATAGAGGCTTCTCTACGCATAGGGAAAACTGGACTAACAGCAAAGCAAAGGCGGTTTGCTGAAGGTATCGTACTGGAAGGATTAACCGGTGCTGATAGTTACCGGCAAGCGTATAACGCAAAGGGAAAACCTAAAACAGTCGGGAACCATGCCAGCGCGTTGAAACAACATGATGGAATAAAGCGGGAAATGGAAATGCTGGAAGTACATAAACAGGCGGTTGCATCGCATTCTGCTGAAAGCTTGAGGGCATTGTGTGTTTCAACGCTCGTTGATGTAGCTACCAACTCAGATCGAGATGCGGTGCGCGTGGCTGCGGTGCGCGTGCTGGGAAGTGTTGTCGGCGTTGATGCGTATCGTGAGACCAAACGCATAGAAAGCGTGAAGGCTAGTGATGAGATCAAGTCTCAGATTATGCAGCAACTGAAAACGATGATGCTATCTACTGACAACGCGCAGGAAGTTGATGCGCACGACCTACTAGCGGAGTTGACAGGCGAAGCAAATCAGCCGGATTCTGACCCCACCGCACCCCCACCATGCCAATTTGACAACGGGACTCCGGCTGACTGTGAACATACTATTCCACTCGAACAATCCCAATCTTTTTCCGATGAGCTAGAACAGCCCCTCAAATCTACGGAACCCACCCCCATGTCTTTGGAATCAGCACCCACCCCGGGGGATATATTTTTGGAAAATGAGGATGGTTGTCAAGATGCTACTGGAAGAGTTTCCACTCTTAAAGTAAAGTCTTAAGAGTGGAAAGAGTTTCCAGATGACGGTATTACTTATAAATAGGAACATGACGGCTAAGAGAAGTGAGATGTCGTATGAAAAATGTGTGGAGAAGGATATGACGCCGGCGCAAAGGGAAGTGTTTTTGTGTATAGATGAGTGGTGGAAGAAGTACGGGTTTGGCCCGTCTATACGGGATATATGTAATGTACGTGGTAAGGCTGGGATGGGAAATACTGCTGAGATTATTAACCGGCTTATAAAGATCGGCGTTCTGAAGAAGGTTAAAGGCGCTGGCAGAAGTGTAAGACCGGTGTATATAAACTTTAGGACTCTGGAATGACGGACAAAGAGATATTTGAACTTTGGCAAGAGAATGCCAAGAAGAAGGTTAAGGAGTTGGATGAGGCTATAGAGATACTTATCCGGCTGCGGGTTGGGTATTCTGAAGCGGCAGACAAAGAGTTTAAGCTGGAGACTTGGCGTGAATAAAGACGAGAAGCTATTACTAGAGGCGTTTACGTTGCTCTACACCATGTATAAGGATCAGCATGGTGGTAGGCGGTATTTCCGTCCGGTGAGTATTTACCCTACGCTATCGAAAATACAAAAGCGATTGGATAAACCTATCAGGCAGGAAT